GTGAGCAGAGACGGTGACTGTCAGCACGCAGTCTCAATTGGAAAGACTGGATGTTTGTTGAGGAAACTGAATTCTGCTATCGTATCATCGATAAGAAAACGGGTGCTATTAAGAGTGTGGATAAGTTTCGGAGGAGATAAGGATGCAACGGTTGTTGTTTGATTTCTGGATATTCCTACTTACGTTATCCATAAAGTTAAAAGCACTTGATGAAATTGAATTCATCGACCTGTTAAGGCAATTGGACTATCAACAAAAAATATATGCAATGTGGTTACGATATTTTATTTGAAAAGGAGAAAAATCATGAAAACAATTAAAGAAAACTGGAAAGTTGCATGGATTGTTGCAGCCGGAGTTGTAGCTGTTATTTTATTGTGCGTATTCGGAGTTCAGAGTGCTCAGAACAGAGCTTTTTCACTGGAAGAGCAGGTAAATACGGCAGCATCTGATATCAAGGTGCAGGAAAAACGCAGGGTTGATTTGGTTTATAACCTCGCGGATTGTGTCATGCAATATGATAAACATGAGGCGGAGACTCTTACTGCAATTGTTGAAGGGCGTGGTTCTACCGGAGATATTGAAAATGTTACAACTGCCATAACTGCTGTATCAGAGGCATATCCGGAACTAAAATCCAATGAGAATTATAAAGAGTTGATGAATGAGCTTTCTATTACGGAAAATTTAATCATACAACCGATATGTAAGAAAATTTCCGACCAGAATATTTTTAAGTATCCTTGGCTATGAAGTACAGGAATATTCGTATTTGGATTATGATGCACCTGTCGATGCTCCCCAGAATTTATTTGAGGAGTAGTGCTTATGAGAGGATACAGACGACATAGAGGTTTTGATTTTGGCGACTTCGAAATTACAAAACGCGAAATACTGGCAAGCATATCAATCATTGCTGTCATGTTACTTATTGGTGTTCTTATCGCTGGGAGAATCTCTGATTGGGAATTAGACCGAAACGAGAAATATAACAAGGCGATAAAAATCAAAACCCAAGATCTTTTTGAATATGGTATGCGGACAAATGTCGGTAATGCTTTTGTGTATGGCGAGTTAGAAGCTGTTGATACCGTTACATATCCGGAACTTGATTCTGTTTACATGTATGTTGAGAAAGTGAAAGAACGGTATACAAAACATACTCGACAAGTGGCACATACGAGAACTGTTAATGGAAAAACGCAGACGTATTATACGACCGAAACATATTGGACCTGGGATAGAGTCGGTAGTGAGGAGCTGATGTGCCGTGAAATATCGTTTCTGGGGCATATTTTTCCTTCAGAAAAGATAGATCTTCCCGGAACCGAGTACATTGACACCATAAAAGAGTCTGGTCACATTCGGTATAAATATTATGGCGTTGGGGTGAGTTTTACAGGAACTATCTTCGCAAATTTGAAAGATGAGACTATATCAAACAACACGCCGTTTTATGAAAACAAATCAATTGAAGAAACACTGGAACATTTGGAATCCGATTCGATACTAATAATATTTTGGATATTCTGGATCGTCTTAATCGGGTTCTGTGTCTATGGTTTCTATTATATTGATAACGAATGGCTAGAGTGATTGATTTTTAGTGAAAGGAGAATTTTAATGAGTGATATTGGTAAAAAACAGCCAAAAGAATACAGTGATAGATTTGATGAATTACGACAGAACCGCGTAGCTCTTTCTTATTATAAGTATGGTACAGCAGCAGATAACTTCGGTATGGGGTTAGTAAATGCTTTAGATTCACATGATTTGTGTATCAAAAAGTATTTGGCTACTGGCAATACTGAGTATCTTTGCGATGCGGCAAATTATCTCATGTTTGAGTTTATGTATCCTCAGAGAAACGGTGCATACTTCAGGGCAACGGATTCTGGAGAAAGTGCTGGTGTAGCGGGAACACCTGTTACGAATTTAAACCGTGATAAGCATTTTGATGCTGTTACTAAAATGTAGGGTTGGAGGAAATTGATGAATTGTGCTGCAGATATAAGCCAGTACCATTATGATTTAGGCTTTCAGGATGGCTATATGGCTTGTAAAGAGGAATATACGGAGAGAGCAAAACAGAAACAAGAACAGAGAATCAAAGAGCGAGAAAAGGCTTTATATTTCTTAAGGCAAAAATTGCTCGGCGTCTTTGTTCTTATTTTTACGGCTATTTCTATTTGGCTGCTGGACGGAGATGCAACTATTGGGGCGATAATGATTCCATTAGGCGTTGCGTTGGTATTTAGCAAAAAGCCTATTATATATGGCAAATATTACTGGGAAATGGAGGATGAATCAACATGAATTTATATATTTCCTTGACACAAGAGGATATTGAAAATCTGAAAAATGGTAAAGAAGTAAAATCAGTATCACCTCAGGGTTGTACTTACGATAATTTGCAGAGTGTGATTATATTGAGCGAAGAAGCCTTTAATAAAAAGTTTAAGAAAGGAGAAAACAATGATTAAAATTGAAAAAACAGAGGTAATGGGATGGGAATCGGCAATTCGTGGTATGCGTAATCCAATGAACAGTTGGAATAGATCTGACAGTGGAATTTGTGGTAGGGGAGATATGCACATCGGGTGTGATAATTGTGCAAACAGAATTCCTTGCAATCATTCTTTTGATGGTTCTTGGCAACTTGGGCAGGAGGACCACTGTTTGATGATGAAACTGGCAAAGGCTGGTTCGGTACATGGGAAGTTCCGCCGAATGATTACCGTTTATGTAGATATTACTGCGCCAATTTATTTTTGGAGCGAATTTGATACATATAAAGTTGGCACTGTTGCTAATTCTACAAGCACGATGCACAAAATTCATGCCAAGGAGTTTACGCTGGATGATTTTTCGTGTGAGCATCTTAAGGATTTTGATGGTTATCAAGACCCTGTTACCAATTCCCCGGCTATTACATGGTTTAAAATGTTGTTTAACGATACCATTGAACATTTGAATATGGCTAGGAAATTATATTTACAAACTGGCGATAAGCAGTATTGGTGGCAGATGATTCAACTTCTGCCTAATTCTTATCATTATACTCGTACAGTGATGTTGAATTATGAGGTTCTGTCCGGTATTTATATTTACCGAAAGAATCACAAGTTGGATGAGTGGCGTGAATTCTGTCAGTGGATTGAGAAGCTGCCATATAGTGAGATTATTACTTGTAATGCGGAGGAGGTGAATAATAATGCTTAAACTTTTAACTGACTGCGACAAGTGTATACATACTAAGGTCTGCAAAAATAAAAACAACCCCAAAGATGCTATGAAAAAACTGGCGAACACCACTTATGGAAATGGTCCAAATGATGATTACGGATGGGATGTGATGATGAAGTCTCAAAACGTAGATGTTTCTTTCTCTTGTCCGGATTATCAAGAGCAAAAGCCAACTCCCAAAGGGTTTGCATAATAACGGAGGTGTAAAATTGATTTCAAAAATTATTAAAAGGGACGGAACAGAAGTTGATTTTGATAAAGAAAAAATTAGAAGCGCAATTTTTAAAGCTAATAATGAGGTGGTAGATTCTAATGCTCAAATCAATTGCTTAGATGTTGATATTATAGTTAAAGTAATTATTCAACGCCTTAGTAAATTTAATCGCGCTGTGGAAGTCGAGGAGATACAGGAAATAGTTGAAACTGAGTTGATGAGATTTAAGGCGTTTGAAGTAGCCAAAGCTTATATTCGCTACCGTTACGATCACAAACTTAAGCGCGAGACAAATACCGACAAGCAGATAATATCTTTAGTAGAGTATGTGAACGAATCAGTCAAACAGGAAAATAGCAACAAAAATCCAGAAATTATTCCGACGCAGCGGGATTATATTGCTGGCGAGATTTCAAAAGATATTACCATGCGAAAACTGTTACCCGAAGCGGTAGTAAAAGCTCATAACGAGGGAATAATTCATTTTCACGATGCTGACTATTTTATTCAGCACTCTCATAACTGTGATTTGGTGAATCTGGAAGACATGCTCCAGAATGGTACTGTTATATCTGGGACTCTCATTGAAAAGCCACATACATTCAGTACAGCATGTAATATTGCTACTCAGATTATTGCACAGGTCGCCAGTTCTCAGTACGGCGGACAGTCAATCAGTCTTGCGCATCTCGCTCCATTTGTGGACGATACGAGAAAGCGGTTCAGACAGAAGAACAGCCAATTGCTGTCTTTTATGCCCGAAAACGATTATAACGAGTTCATTGAGCATTTGGTATATGAAGATATCAAGAAAGGCGTTCAGACCATACAGTATCAGGTAGTAACACTGATGACTACCAACGGACAGGCTCCGTTCATTACAGTTTATATGGATATTAACGAGGCTAAGAATGAGCGGGAACAGGCGGATTTGGCAGTTATTATAGAAGAAGTTCTGAAACAGAGAATGGAAGGGGTGAAAAATGAAGCAGGGGCATGGATAACACCAGCATTTCCGAAACTGATATATGCTTTGGATGAGAATAACACTTATATTGGTTCTGAATATTACTATTTGACTGAGTTGGCGGCTAGATGCACAGCAAAACGTATGGTTCCAGATTATATTTCCAACAAAATTGAACGGCAACTGAAAAACGGTGATACATACACATGTATGGGATGTCGTTCGTTTCTTACTCCAGACCGAACTAAGGAAAACTACTCCAAATGTAACAATTGGACACCTGGGCATAAATACTACGGACGTTTCAACCAAGGAGTAGTTACTATCAATCTGCCAGATGTAGCATTAAGCTCTCATGGAGATTTTGACAGGTTCGAGAATATTCTGAAAGACAGATTGGAAAATATTTGTTATCCTGCTCTGATGGCGCGACATAATCGCTTAAAAGGAACACCGTCGAATGTTGCACCGATTCTATGGCAGTATGGAGCATTGGCAAGGTTGGATAAAGATGAGACAATCGACGAGCTTCTATATCACGGGTATTCTACAATTAGTCTTGGATATGCAGGATTATATGAGTGTGTCAGGTACATGACCGGTGAATCACATACAGCCGGTGGAAAAGAGTTTGCTTTGCATGTTATGCAAATGCTCAACGACTATTGTACCAAATGGAAAGGAAAAACTGATATTGACTTCTCTCTTTATGGGACTCCGTTAGAGAGTACAACATACAAATTTGCCAAGCGTCTTCAAAAGAGGTTTGGGATTATTCCGGGTGTTACAGATAAGAACTATATTACGAATAGTTATCATGTTCATGTAATTGAACCTATAGATGCTTTCACAAAACTTTCTTTTGAATCGGAATTTCAGGCATTAAGTCCGGGAGGGGCTATCAGTTATATTGAAGTTCCAAATATGAATCACAATATTCCTGCTGTTGTATCTGTTATTCAGTACATATATGAAAATATTATGTATGCCGAATTGAACACACGGAGCGATTACTGTCAGGTTTGTGGTTTCGAGGGCGAGGTTCAAATTGTAAAGGATAACGGAAAACTTGTTTGGGAGTGTCCGGTTTGCAAGAACCACGACCAAAATAAATTAAATGTGGCACGTCGTACATGCGGATATATTGGCACCAACTTTTGGAATCAAGGGAGAACACAAGAGATTTCGGAGAGGGTGCTTCATTTATGATTGGAGGTGATATAAATTGGCGCGAGATGAGGATATAAGAAAAAATGCATCTGGATATTCTGATCCAACTGCTTATCAGGCGATTAAGAATGTGGATGGCGAAGATGAGAAGTTTCATAAATTGTTGGACACAATCTTTAATCTTTGTGAATTGTCTGGTTTTCATTTGGAAGAAAGAATAGTTTTAAAAGACAAAAATACAGGAAAGGTATATAGGTGATCAACATGATTACAACGACAGTAAAAGAAATTTCTGCCAAAAACATTTCTACCGGTGTTATAAGTGATATAGGCTTAAAATGTCATGTAGTTGATTCAGTTTTTAAAGAGCATTCTTTGGCTTTTGTGGATGGTTCATACAATGCGAAGACCAACACATATGGATGGGGTGGGTTTCTGGTAGATAAGTTTGGCAAGAAACATATTCTTCAAGGTTTCGGGAAAGAACCCGAACTTGCTAAGATGCGTAATGTTGCTGGGGAAATTCTTGGAGCGAGTGCTGCCATACAAACAGCGTTAAAACTTGGCATGGAGAAGCTGACCATTTACTACGATTACGAGGGAGTTGAAAAATGGGTTACTGGTAAATGGCGCACCCAGAAAAAAGGAACTATGGACTATGCAGCTTTGGGTAAATCTGCTATGAAGAGTGGATTGAAGTTATATTTTAAACATGTGAAAGCTCATTCTGGTGTTCCTTTCAATGAAGAAGCTGATAACTTGGCAAAGAAATCTGTAGGATTGGGGTGAGCATAATATGGACATGTCAGACATAACTATGTTTATAACAAAAATGAATGAGGCTTTCGGACTTATAACTGAAGAACTGTCAAGGGTAGCTGATGCGTTAAATGAACTATTTGAATGTTTGGGCGAAAATGAGAAAGAAGAGAAAACCTTTGTTTCTTTGACCAAGCAGCATGGGATATTTCCGAAAGACAGTCATCAAATTCATACAAAATCGCTCTACAAGCCGCCGTTCGTACAAGTTCCGAAGCATTTGGTATATCAAAGAAGACATTACCAGAGCTGATTTCGCCCACTTTTATATTTGAGGAAAGTGGGTTTGCCCGGTTCTGATGTTGGAGATTTGGTGGATGCGTTGTGAATTTGGGAAATTTGCTTGGATTTTTGGGGAGTTTCGCCCAGAAAAAGTGGGCTTTTGCCCGTTTTTAAAACCCAAAAGTGGGCTATAAAAATGCCGTATTTACGGGCTTTGTGAGGGTTTCGCCCACTTTCCCACTTATTTTTCTATTTAATCGTGAGAAAAAAATTAAATATATAAAGAAATAGGGCAAATAAAAGTGGGTTTCTGGGCGTAAGGTGTATTTTGGGTTTTCTTTTCCAGCTAGGTATGATATACTTAGACTGCGACACAATTCTATATTTTTTATAACACTCAGGGGATATTACTTAGGCTATAAGTGTATTCTCTTACATAGTCACGCCTTTGAGTGTTGATGGAATTGTGTCGCAACAATAGGAGAGATTCACTTTAGCAGTGCGTCTCTTCATTGGGGGCGCACTTTTTATTTTGTGGATTTTTGATTGGAGGCAATAAAAGATGGACGATATAAAATTGTCTGGTTTTGATATAGAAACATGTGATAATATTTCTAAGCAAACAAATCTCACTAAATTAGAGATAAGTTCTGCTCAAAAAATACATACAAGTGCATTATTTCAGCAGCTCCCATCTATGATAGCGGCAAATACAATGGCGAACGCTTATGTAATGCATTTGCCCGCAGGTATTGGTTTGTCTAATTTAATGCATTATGCTAATGGTGGCGTTGGTAATTCATATTCAATGGGAAATGGCATTGCTGGGCAAGCACCTTTATATTCGTTACAATCCCAGGCAATAGTTATGGGTGCGTTTAGTGTGATGTCTATTGCGTCCGGTCAGTACTTTCTTTCCGAAATCAATAATAATTTAACTGCGATCAATCAAAAAGCCGATAAGATCCTTGAGTTTTTATATGGAGATAAAAAGGCGGAATTGATGTCCGAAGTGAGCTTTGTGAATTTTGCATATCAGAACTACAATTCAATTATGACTAACAATATACAGAGGACGGCGACAACCGTAAATATTCAGGAAGCCAGAAAGGTTGCAATGAAAGATATGGAGTTTTATATATCTGATTTGGACTCTTTAGCAAAAACAAAAGATATATCTGATTTGGATTCGTTCGTAAATGAAGCTTTTCGGATTAAAGAGTGTCTGCAATTGGCAATTCAGTTGTACAGCATGAGTAACATACTTGAAGTCTACTATTCACAGAATGTAGATATAACATATCTTAAGTATGTTGAAAAAGATATTCTTGCATATCTTGACAAATGTGAGAAACGTATACTGTCCGACTTTTCTGCAATACAGATGAGAGTCGCCAACTATAAAGGCGGTCCTCTGAAAAAAATAGATAAATCAGAATATGAGAAACGAGTTAATGATGTTGTTGACTTATTAGGAAACGGGGAAGAACTTATTAAACGGAAACCACTACAATCAGTTTTGCAGTCATGTCAAAAAGAATCTGTATATTATTTAGATAAGGATGGTGATGTATATTTACAAACTGCATAGAAGTAATTTTCTATCTCTGTTTTTCTTTTGTTCGCGTAAATTACATCTCCTATAGTGAAAGGAGAGTGATATTTATGATGAACATATTTAAGAAATGCAAAATCAAGAAACAGATAAAAGACTTATCAGAAAAATCCCAATATGCGATGAAAAAGATGGAAGAACATTTGCATGATGAGGATTGCACTGAATGGAAACAATGGTCTGTTTTAAATGCTTTATATTTAGGAGAGATTATCAAATTAAAATCACAGATATAACTTAGTTGAGACCTGAAACATGGTCTCTTTTCTTTTGCTATTTTTTACTTCGCGAAAAAAACATACCCTTTTATGAAGAGAAAGGATAAAATAGCCATTTTTTCATTCTCTTTTTGTGTTTGCGAAAAAAAATTGAAAGGAGGTCACGAAATGTCAAAGAACACAAAATTGGAAAAAGATTTCCAATCAAAGCTGATAAAAGAACTCAAAAAAATGTTTGTTGGCTGTATGGTTATGAAATTGGATTCCAGTTATATACAGGGTATTCCAGATCTGCTGGTTCTTTATGGAAATAAATGGGCCTCTTTAGAATGCAAAAGAAATGCTGGTGCTAGCAAGCGCCCAAATCAGGAACATTATGTTAAATTGATGGATAAGATGTCTTTTTCGAGATTCATCTGTCCTGAAAATAAGGAGGAAGTATTAAATGAACTTCAACAAACATTCAAATCTTGAAGGGCAACACGCCTTTCTTGGAGCAAGTAAGTATCATTGGATAAATTATTCTGATGAGAAAGTTGCTGAAGCATATTCCAAATTTCTTGCAACACAAAAAGGAACAGTCCTACATGAATTTGCCGCACAATGTATAAAGCTTGGTCAGAAACTCCCTAAATCCCATAAGACATTAAACATGTATGTCAATGATGCCATAGGATTTAGGCTGACACCTGAGCAGATATTATATTATTCTGAAAATTGTTTTGGAACGGCAGATGCTATAGGATTCAGAAATGGTTTATTACGAATACATGATTTAAAGACCGGAGTGATTCCGGCACACATGGAGCAGCTTGAAATATATTCCGCTCTTTTTTGTTTG